CGTATTGGGTTCTGGTAAGTCAAATCCTACAGTTTATAAGTGTGCGAGCGCTGTTGTAAACGAAGCATCTATGGACTTTGATATTGATGGTCTTGCTACTATTAACTGGTCTGGCTTTGCTTCTACTTTGACATCAGATTCTGCTCCTACAGCAACTGTGTACGAAGATATTACGGCAACCGATAACTTTATTCGTAATCGTTTGAGTGTACTTGAAATCACAGCAAATGACACTACAACATTCCCAGGTTCAGGCTCAGGTGTTTATACTCTGACTCTTACTGGCGGAAACATTACCGTAAGCAATAACATTAGTTATATTACTCCTGAAGAACTCGGGGTTGTAAACTCTCCGGTAGGACACGTAACGGGTGCTCGCTCAATCTCTGGAGCATTTACTTGTTATCTTGGCCTTGATTCAAATACGAATACTGGAACGTCAACAGACTTCTTTAATGATATGACTTCTGCATCAGCTACGGCAAAGATTACGAACTCATTTAGTACTACATTTAACATTGGAGGTAATTCGGCAACTCCTCGTCTAGAGTTTGCAATGGCTACCGCTCACTTCGAGATTCCTGCACACGGTATTGAAGATGTAATTTCATTGGAAACTAACTTCCATGGATTGCCTTCTACTATCTCTGGAACAAACGAAGCAACCATTAAATATGTAGGTGCTGCATAATGAAAAAGGGGCTTCGGCCCCTTTTTTCTTTACCTCCCAAAAATAATTCTTGACTTTTCTCCTCCTCTCTTATATACTATACAGTATAAAAATTACCGTTTTTTAAAGGAACCCTAAATGAGTGATACCCCTATTTCTCTAGCGAGTTTAATGACTGCTAGTAAAACCGTTACAATTGATTTTCCTGGCTATACTGAAATGACAATAGATTTATGTTATCTAGCCAGAGAAGAACTTATTAAACTTCGTAAAAAGTGCGTAACTACAAAGTTTAATAAAAAGACTCATCAACCTGAAGAAGATCTGGATGATGAGAAGTTTTTAACAGAATACACAAAAGCAGTTATTAAAGGATGGAAGGGCTTAAAATATCGTTACCTAGAAGAGCTTCTTTTGGTGGATATAGGAGACCTTGATCCTGATGATGAGTTGCCCTTTACTCAGGAAAATGCAGAATTGTTGATGAAAAACGCAACAAGTTTTGATACCTGGGTAACAGAAACAGTAGGTGATTTAGAAAATTTTACTGGGCGCAAGTAGAGCGCATAAAAACTCTACTTGTACGATTAGTTAAAGAATCGAACTCAAAAGTAGATGTAGAAACTTATTTAAAGCTGTGTGAGCAGCTAGGTCAAGAGCCTGATCCAGAAAAGATGCCACTCGACGCTTCTGTATTTCCTTCAGAAGTGCAAGTGGCATTTTTTGTATTTGACCTTCTACCAGATCGGTGGGATGGAATGTCAGGATACTATTTAGGAAAGGATTGGGCATCAGCAGAGTTCATATTTGATTTATACGACATAAGTGACCGCAAAACGGTAGTATTTTTTGCAAAACTTTATGAGAATACAATTGTAGAAATACGCGCAAAAGAGTCCGAGCAGAAAAGAAAAGAAGCTGAGCGTAGAGCAAAAAGCAAGCACTAGTGCTTATTCTAAAAAATTATGGCAAAAAGAAAAGTATATATTGACGTAATAGTTGACGATAAAGGCACTGTAAAGCGAATGGCTGTCGATGCCGATAAGCTTGACAAAGCTTTAGGTAAAACTGCGAAAGGTGCTCGTACTGCTGATCGAAATATTAAGGGCGCTGCACAAGCCTCTTCAAATGGTACAAAAAACTTTTCAAAGATGGCACAAGGCATCTCAGGAGGTCTTGTACCTGCTTACGCAACTCTTGCTGCTCAAGTGTTTGCTGTATCTGCTGCTTTCAACTTCCTAAAAGATGCCGGAGATTTAAGAAGATTAGAAGAAGGGCAGCTCGCTTACAGTGCAGCTATCGGTGTATCAATGCAAAGCCTAACCAAAGATATGGTTAGGGCCACAAATGCTCAACTAGGATTTAGAGACGCAGCACAAGCAGCCGCAATTGGTACTGCAGCAGGTCTTAATGCTGAACAATTAACAAAACTAGCTAAAGCTGCTGATCAAACCTCTCAAATTCTTGGACGAGATTTAACTGATTCATTTAATCGTTTAATTCGCGGTGTTACAAAAGCAGAACCAGAATTATTAGATGAATTAGGTATTATTTTAAGACTTGAAGATGCTACAAGAAGATACGGGCAAGCTTTAAATATAAGTGGAAAATTATCTTCTTTCCAAAGAACGCAAGCAGTAACCGCAGATGTTCTAGGCCAAGTCGAAGCAAAATATGCAAAAATTTTAGAAATTACAGGAGAAGTTCCAAATGAGTTTGCAAAGCTTTCTGCAGTATTTGAAGGGCTTGTAAATGATATTAAACAATTTTTAGGAGCAGGTTTCTCTCCTTTAGTAAGTTTATTACAACAAATGCCACAATTAGTAATTGCGGCATTTCTTCCTTTTTCAGTATCTATTCTTAAAGCAGCCCTACCCGGCCTAGAAGACATGAGTGGTACTTTAAGAAAAGTAGCAACTGATGCTGATGTAGGCTTTAAAGGAGCACAAAAAGCGCAAAAAGCTTACGTTACGCAAGTAGATAAGCTAAGAGGCGATGCTGCTTTAAAAGGAAAGCTTGAAAAAGAAATTAAAGCGGATGGTGCTGCTGTTGCAAAAATGAATAAAGTAAGAGGTAACTCTTTATTAGCAAGAATGCAGCGAGGAGATATATTAAGTAACGCTCAAATTAAAAGAGTGGAACGCAATTTAAAAAGAGAAGAAGGCTCTTATAAAATAAAAGATAAAAAAGTTTTAGCAAGTTATCAAGCAATGCTTACTAAAATGAAAGCATATAATGATGCTGCACAAGGAGCTATTGAAAGTCGTGTTCAAAGAACCGCGGCAGCAATTGGTATGAAGTATAAAGCAGCAGAAGTCACTGTAAAAGGAGCTTTTGCAGGAATGGCACAAGCTGCTGCTACTTTTGCAGGCTATGCCGCAACAGCTCTTAGTGTTGTAAGTTGGGTTGTTTTAATAGCTACTATTGGATCCTTGATATGGAGCTTTATGCAGTCCAGAAAAGAAATAGAAAAAAGCCAAGAAAAATATGATGTTTTATTGGAAAAATTAAGAGATATTCGAAATGAAACGGAAAAATATATTGCTGTTCAAAACGAGCTTTACGCTCTTCAATCTAGTTCTAATCTTGCTCTGGAAGCCTATGGAAAAAATCTGGGTCAGGTTAATTCAGCCCTATTTACAGAAAGTCTAGGAAAAAGTTATTTTAAGGAAACTTTAGCCGATCTTAAAGGTATAAGAGAGGAAGCAAAAGCATCTCTTCCAGACTTAAAAGCGGCAAGAGATGCAGATAGAGATAAACGAGATCCTTCAGCAAATTATAATACGCGGGTACGACTTGCGGAAGCCGCTGCGAACTCACAAAAGGCGTATGAGAAAGCTTTTAGAAAGTCTCGTTTAACACTAAAAGACTACATAGCAGAAAATGATAATCTAACAGAAAGACAAAAACTATCTATAGAACGAGTATTGGCTGAAAAAGAAATGATTGATGAGCATAAGAATGCTCGTTTTCAAAATAATGAAGTAGTAAAAGCATACGGAGAAACCTTAGATAAATTAATCCGAGGAGAAGAAGTAAATATAGAAACTTTAAAGGAACAAAGAAATGCTGTTATTACATTAAGCTCTTCTATTTCTGCACTCAATCAATTAGCAAAAGAAAATAAAGACGCTTTTAGAGGTATTGAGCAAAAAATTGTTCCAATTACAGAAACTGACCAATTAATACAAAATCTCAGAGAAGAAATAAGTTTAAGAGAAGCAATAGAGTCTACTAATGAGAGTGTCTTAAAACAAGAAGAAGAAAAAATAAAAAAATTACAAGAACAAGTAACTTTTTTAAGAAATATTTCAGAAATAGAGTTTAGATCAGCACAAGCCAGGCTTGCTATTGATACCGCTTCGTTTAAAACGTCTGCAGGAAAAACAAAATTAATAAGAGAAGAAGTAAATCAAATAGCAGAAATTGCAAAAAAAGAAGTCAATATATTTGAAACAGAACAAAAAATAGCACAAGGTAGACACTTAATTTCAAAAGAGCAAGATAGAATTAATCTCGCAATGAAGGAGGCTACTGGGGAAGCTCTAAATCAATTAGTAGCCGATCAACAAGTTCTAGACTCTAGAAAAAAATCAATTATACAATCTGAAAATCAATTATCACTCTTAATAGCTCAAAAAGAAGAATTAATTAATCAAAGAAATGAAATTGAGCAATTAAAAAGAGCGGCTGCTCAAGCATTTGAGACAAATCTTCAATCTGGACTCGCTGCATTAATAAAAGGTACGGAGTCAAGTTTAAAAGATGCTTTATTAAATTTAGCAAAAGGAGTATTAAATTCTATAGCTGATATGCTTGCGGAGCAGATGACAAAAAGAATTATGCTTGCACTTTTTAAGGAAAAACCTCCAGAAGAGAAAATGAAAGAGGCAATAATGACAAGTTCTACTTTCGGAGCAAACCAAATTAGCGTAAAAATGGTAGAGGCTGCGGAACAGTCAGGAGCAATTATAGCAAATCGAATTACAACAGCACTGGGCGGAACTGCTACTACTCCTTCTGCTTCTACTACAGGACCTGGGATGTTAGCAAAACTGGGGCCGTTATCAACGGGAGAAGACCCATTAGGTCTAGGAAATGTTGAAATTCTTCCTAAAGGACCGGGAATGTTAGCTCGTCCTCCAACACAAGTTTCTGGAGTAACAAAAGTAGATAAACCCTTCTCAGAAGCTGAAACACGTCTACATTTACCTGGAGGTCCTGTTAAAAAAACAGGAGGTCTAGGAGGACTTTTTGAAGGATTCACAGGAAAACTAAAAGAAATATTTAGTCCCGAAGGAGGATTTCTTTCAAAATTGGGAGGAATATTTAAACAAGGCTTAAGCGGCTTTGGCGATCTATTTGGAAAGCTTTTTTCAGGAGCAGGCGGAGGCGGCGGAGGCTTTTTTAGCGGTTTATTAGGAATGTTTGGGCTACCTTTCGGTCGCTACGGCGGGGTAATGAAGCCTTACGCAACTGGAGGAATCGCCCGAGGAAGAAATGCAGGATATCCAGCAATTCTTCATGGTACAGAAGCTGTAGTTCCTCTTCCAAGCGGCGGAAAAATTCCAGTAGAAATGGGCAAAGGCGCTGCTGGAGATACAAATAATGTTTCAATTAGTGTGAGTATGTCAGGGAACGATAGTCAATCTGATTCTAAGTCAGATGGTAATAAAGGACAAGATCTTGGAAAAGTTCTTTCCCAAGCAGTTCAAGAAGAATTACAAAGACAAAAACGTCCGGGTGGTATACTTAGCCCGTATGGAGCAGCATAATGGCAATTGGTTTTACAACAAGTTCTGCATATGGAAGTCTCGCTGTACGTCCTGATAGAGGTCTTCGTCGTCAGGCAAAACAAAAAACTCGTATAATTAAATTCGGAGATGGATACGAACAGCGTATGACAAAAGGAATAAATAATACTGAAGAAACTTATTCCGTAACTTTTAAGAATAGAACTAAGCAAGATATTGATAATATCGGTGGTTATTTAAATAGCTTAAATGGAGTAACTGCGTTTAACTTTACAGTTCCTGATAATGCAACTACAGAAGAAACAACAGGCATTTTAGATAGTAGCACCGATGACGAAAAAACAATAAAAGTAGTGTGTGATGATTTTAGTCAAACTTATGACCATGATTCCCATTATACATTAACTGCAACATTTAGAAGAGTTTATGAGTCATGACAGCAATAGTAGAAGACGTACAAAGCCAAGGAATAGACTCCGCTCTAGTTATTTTATATGATTTAGAGCTTTCTACAACTAACTCTGCTTATTTTTTTCCGGCGGGCTTAGATGACGATTTAACCGAAATTCAGTTCCGAGATTCAGGCGGAACCGAAAGAACATATGTAGCTCTTCCCATGCAAGCCGAGGGTCTCGATATTTCTTCGGATGGAGCATATAATCGCCCAGAGCTTACGGTAGCAAATATTGAGAGTGTTTTTTCTGATGAACTTGATGGTTTAAGTTTTGAACAGTTAATTGGAAAAAGAATTACTCGAAGAACTACTCTTAAAAAGTATTTATACGGAGAAACGGGAGACTCAAATCCTCCTACAGAATTTCCAAAAATTACTTATGTAATTGATAGAATTAAATCAAAATCTGCTGTTTCTGTAACTTTTGAATTAGCAGCACCGTTTGATTTAGCAGGTATTCAATTGCCTCGCAGAACAATTATCGGAGGAGCATGTCCATGGAAGTACACAGGAGCTTCTTCAAGAAAGTACGATACAGATAATTTAATTTGGACAGATGCAGCAGAAATTGAAAAAGAAGGAGGCTGTGATTGGAGAAGGGACAGTATTATAAATATTGAAGGGACAGATTATACTCTTTATATGACTGGAAACGATGAATATATTTTACCTTCTTCAACCACTTTTACTGCAACTTCTGGTTTAAGTAGTTTTTCAGCAAATAACTACTATAAAGACACAGCAACGGTTAGAAGAATCAAAAGCGACGGAACATTTGAAGATGTAACAATTGATCAGTATTGGCAGTGTTTATTTAGTACATCTTCTGGGCCTTCGTCAAGTAGTTCTTCTTGGAAGCCAGTAAGACTTTATTATACTTATTCTGCGTCTACTCAGTACTTTGGCTATCAAG